AGTGAACCGCTTGTTAATCCTGAAAGTTAAAAAATGGCAGAAGAAATAAACCAACAAAAGATTAAAGAATCTTTAAACAACGAAAATTCTACACTTATTTTAGGTGATTGTAATATTGCCTTAAAGACGTTGGAAACTAATTCAGTGGATTGTATTATCACAGACCCGCCATACGGCATTACTGGTGGTCGAGGTAACGTGTTCAAAAAAGCAGGTAAAATGACTGCCTTTTACGTAGGAGAGTGGGACAAATCGTTACCTCTTGATTGGATAAAAGAAGCAATCAGAGTTTTAAAACCCGGGTGTTGGATAGTAATATTTACAGCAAATTTGTCTGTAACTAAAGTTTGGGAAGCAATTGAAGAAGCTGGAGGAAATTGCAAGCAACTATTTTATTGGGTAAAAACTAATCCTCCTCCACAACCAAGAAAAAACTTTTGCAGCGCTATTGAAACAGCTGTTCTAGCAACAAAAGGTGCAGTTAAAAAGTGGAACTCTGGAGGTTGGAATTTAAACTATCATATTACACCAACAGTTAATGGGAAAGTAAGAACAAATCATCCAACACAAAAACCTGTGGCTTTAATGGAATACTTAATCAACATACTAACAGAAAAAGGAGATGTGGTTTTAGATCCATTTATGGGAAGTGGAACAACAGGTATAGCGTGTGAACAATTAGGAAGAAATTTTGTTGGTATAGAAATAGATGAACACTATTTTAATATAGCTAAAGAAAGAATAGAAAATAATAATCAACAAAAAGCTTCTAAACTAGAATTAGCAGCGTAGAATAGAAAATAAAAATAGAAAATAAAAATAGAAAAAAGGAAAAAAGAAATTTAATTTAACCAAATGTCCTTTATAGAAATACAAAACAAGATACTAAAAACACCTTTTGCAAAGAGAGGTAAATATACAGATGGTTCACATTCATTCAGTGAGTTATATACAATGAGAAAATTGTATAACGCAGCCATCTTTAACAGCTGGGCAAAAATGGGATTATACGATGTACATAAATCAAGAAACCACAATGATGGCGAACTATGTTTTGGCGGTGATTGGTTTATAGTTTGCGCAATAACTCCAGTAGGAACAATATCAAATCATTACCGAACAGAAGATTGGGAATTATTTAATGTCCCAGAAGAAAAAACAGCTAAAACAATATATAATAACGAAAAGACAGAAGACATTTTAATTAACTTTATAAACACACAACAAATGCAACCTAACAAACATCCTGAAAAAAATCTATTGGATACTTATAAAAACAAAGCCAATCAAAAGTCTACAGAAGAAATTAAAGAAAAAAGTTCTTTTGATGAAAGTGGTGTGCCTACTAATATTAAATTAGTGGACTTAGAAAAATTGCCCTTTCAGACAAACAAAAACAAACAAAAATGCAATGAGGCATCTGAAAAAGAGGTAAAAAATTTCCAATCATTAAATAAAATTGAACAACCAAAAATAGTGACTGCTGGTCAAAACCCGCTATTCCCAGATTTAGGAAATGATTGGGATATTGAATCAATTACTAATCCAATTGAATACAGCAACAAAAAGAAAAACCCACAAGAACTCAAAGAGTCAATTCTTGTTTTCCTCTCTGATTTAAGAATAAAAATAGCTAACCTAAAGAACCTATTTTATTACAAATTCTTACCTGAGAAAATTCACGCTTTTATAAACAAAACAGAACAATTAATAGACAAAATTTATGATTTCTTGGATTAAAAAAGTAGGCTTAAAAAGCATAACTGTAAAAAACATTAAATCCTTTATAGAAGGATATTTCAGGTCAATTGTTATAAAAATGTACAACAAACATTTCTCCTATATTGAAGAACAAGTAAAACACAGAATAGATTTAGTAGAAGCCAAATCTCCTGAATGTATAAATAATGCAGAATGCAAAATTTGCAAATGCAAGACCCCAGAATTGTTTTATTCTAACAAAGGATGTTCAAATAAAGAAAATCCTTGTTATGGGGAATTAAAAAATAAAATAGATTGGATAGAATACAAAATACAAAACGAAATATGCAAATAAAAGATAACACGCCCACGCCAACACCATCAAATCCAGTTGTTTCTACAACATTGTTAGAAATACATTGGGATAGGAAAAGCATTAATTTTGGCGAAGTAGCTGCAGGCAGCAGTCAAGATTTTACTTTTAAATATTTGGGTAATAAGACGATTAGAAAAGTAAATTCTAGTTGTGGATGTACAGTAACGACAACAAAAAATAACCTAATTAGTGGAACTTGGTCGATTACGCAAGATTTTTCTGGAGTTAAAAACAATCGCATGGTGCCTAGTAGCAAAACATTAACGGTTTTATTTGAAGACAGTACTACAGAAACATTAACAATTTCTGCAACGATTAATAAGAATTACAAGATTCATAAATAATGATTGAAAGTTTTGATTTCAAGTCAAATTTCTGGGACCAAAATCCTAATATAAAATACTTATCCCCATTTGGGGATTTGTATTCAGAAGATAAGTCAAAAGGGAAAACAAATAGTTCTGATTTTATGTGGGCACTAATTCTTTATTTTGATTTAGAGAATTCGCCGTATAAAAGAATGGAGAACAAAGATAAAGAAGAAGAAATTAAGAAATTTTGGTTCCCAGAAATTGATTTTGATAAAATAAAAGAATTTGAAATTGCATTTTCTGATAGCTGTCTTAGCTATGCGCAAAAAGTATTGCTATTTTGGAGAACTACTTTAGAAGAAAGAAATACTTATATGAAGAGTTTAGTTTGGGGCAAGGATACAGACGAAAAAGAAAAACTGCTTAAAACAACACATTCTTTATGGAATGAATATAGAAAAGCAGAAGAAGCTGTAGAAAAAGAAAATTCTTTACGAGTTCAAAATGACAGGCCAGAATCATTATCGGAAAAAGGAGAAATATAATGTACGATATAAAAAAACTATTTAATGTTACATGCCTCGGTGAAACAATAGAATTTACACCAATAGTTTGTAGTTATGCAATTCAGACTTTAAAAGAATGCTCAAAAACATTCAATGTTAAAGCAATTACACTTGAAAAAGCTTGGAAAGAATTAGAGATTGAATTCAATGCAAACTTAAACAATTTAACTAAACAAGGAATTGAAGATATTAAAAAAGTTATTGCTGGAAATCTAACTTACGTTGATTATTATTTTAATGAAGGTCAGGTTTTATTTGATTCAATTTATCCTTATAATTCTAATTTAGTTTGGGTAAACATCAAAAATAAAGCTGAGCAATATTATTTGCAAAGAGAAATTGAAATAATAAAAAAAATTGATAAAGCCAAACGTATTGTAACAAAAGAATTAATTATAGAATTAATGTCAACTAATTTTGATAATATCAAAGTTGCAGTAGCTTCAATAACAATAGATTTAAACAATGTTTTAGTTAAGATGCGCAACATTAATTGTTTAAGATTTGAGTTATTAAAACAAAATGTTATTCCCAAGAATAAATAATATAAAAGCTGTAATACAAACTCATCCAACATTTCATCCATCAAGTATACAATACAAAAGCTATTGGGCAGAACAAAAGAAAAGAATGGTTGAGGGATTCTGGTTCAATGATTCAGAATCAGAAAAGAAAAATAACTGGCGATTCGCAATGCCAAGTTTGTATTTTCAGGCAAATATGTCTACTATAGTTGCAGTAGACCACAAGAAAAAAACTACAAGAAAAATTCGCCCCCTAATAAGAGATGTAGAGTGGATTAGCCACTCTACATTTTTTGTTGCTGACGGATTTTCTGGATTTGAACTTGATAATAAATTTTCTAGTCATCGAGCAATTAAAGATGGCAGAGAAGATTTATACACTGATAATTGTTATATTAAAGACGAAAATGGAAACCTAACTAATAAGCTCAAAACCTATATAGATGCCTATGAATATTTGAAACTAACGCACCCAAAACCTATGGGTGCTTTTTTATATGAGAATGATGCTAAAAACTTTTGTCTATTAGGCACTCGTGGACTTGGGAAATCAGTTTTCCTTGCTAGTATGATTACACATAAATTACTTACTGATGGTGCAAAAGAATACACAGAAGAAACAATTAAAACACCTAATGAAATAACAATTTTTGTAGGTGCTGCTAAAGCCGATAAATCATCTAACTTACTAAAGATGGTTGAAACTGTAATGGAAAATCTTCCCGGTAGTTTTGGCAAAGGGCAATCATTTATTCCTTCACCATTATACAAACAAATGGCGGGAACTTTAAATGTAAATAATTCAAAAGCACCATACAAGCATAGTTACGAAGTAAAGGAAAATGGGCAGTGGAACAAAAAGGGAAGTAAAAGTAAGATACTACACGAATTATTCACAATAGAAAATCCTCAAGCAGCTGTTGGTAATAGATGTGTTCTTGTAGTTGTAGAAGAATACGGATTACTTACAAACGCCGATGCTGTTATGGCATCTAATGAACCAGTTGTTTCGTTGGAAGGGCGGCAATTTGGGGTTCAGGCAATGATTGGAACAGGCGGCAATATCCAAAAAATAATAGAAAGTAAAAAAATATTTTATTCGCCGAAAGAAAATAATATAGTTGAATTTGAAAATGTTTGGGAAGGCGGAGAACCTATTGGACTTTTTATTCCAGTTGAATATTCTTATACTGATTTAAAAGATGAGAATGGAAATACTGATTTTATTTTGGCTGAAAAAAGAACTTTAGCCAGAAGAAAGAATAAAAAATGGAACGCGTTGCAAGATGAAAAAATGAACTATCCTAAAATACCAAGTGAGATGTTTATTGCTGAAAGTTTTTCATTTTTCCCTCAAGAAGAAATTGATGCACAACTAAAATATATTCAAGCAAACGAAAGAAAACTTTCTTTATCTAAAAGTTGGGGGCACTTGTATTATGACCATGAATCTTCAAGTGGTGTGTCATTTATGCCTGATTTGCAAAATCAATGGATACCATTAGATACTTTTCCAACAAAGAAAGGAATAATTTTAACTGGTGCTGTAACAATATATGAGCATCCAAAAGACCATATCCCTGAAAATTTATATAAAGTAGTTTATGACCCAGTAAGAGATGACAATATAATTCATATGGACAGAGGAGTTTCTCTAGCTGCTGTTTATGTTTATAAATCATTTCAAACATTTGATACTAAATCAGATGAAATTGTAGCACATTATGTTGGTAGGTTACAAAATACTGATGATATACATGAAATTGCTATTAAACTTGCTTTATACTATAATGCAAAAATATTAGTTGAGATGGACTTACCTGGATTTTACAAATATTGTATTCAAACAGGAAGAACTTCAATACTAGCTAGATGCCCAGTTGTAACATTAAACAGGATTGCTCCAACTGCAAAGTTTAGATATAATGTAGGTGTTCTAATGAGAAGTAATCCAAACATAAAAATTCAAGCAGAGCAATATTTATTACGCTGGTTATTGCAGGTTAAAAGTGTTGAATACGATGAAATGATGAACATTAAAAAACAAGTTTTAAACATACATTGCATAACGGATAAAGCGTTATTGGAGGAATTAAAATTTTATGATAGAAGTAAGGATGGCAACTGGGATAGAGTATCTTCTCTATTACTTTTAATGCTTTGGATAGAAGAGACTAGAAATATTCCCATCTATGATGAAGAAACAAGTAAAACGTTGGAAAATTATAACAGATTTATAGACTTTTTCGAAACCAAGTTATATAAACTATAAAAATGCGGACAGAACAATTTTTAAGTTCTATTAAGAATAATACTGTAGATTATACAGATTATTTAAACAGAATATCATATAAAGATAAAATAAAAGATGATTTTGCTTGGGTAAAATCAAAAGTAGATTATTACGATAAATATAACAATACTGCATACTGGGGCGATAAATACGAAAGACTAAAAAGAAATTATGACTTGTTTTTTGGCAAATTTAATCCTGAAGAATATAGAAGTCATTTCAATATGTTTGGGCTTGATTCTGCACCACTTCCAGTTAAATTAAAACATATAAATATAATTTCTACACCTATAAGAGAGCTTATAGGCGAAGAATATCGCAGACCTTTTAATATGCAGGCTGTAGCCATAAACTCTGAAGCAATATCAAAGAAGGAAGCCGATAAACTAGAAATGCTAAAACAATATGTTTACAAAAGTTTGATGTCGCCAATATTACAACAACTAGACCAAGAATTTCCAGAAAAAGATTCTTCACAGGAACAAGCAGAAGCCTACAATAAAAAAGTAGAGGAAATGACTCCTGAATATATTCAAAAATATATGCAGAAATCGTATAAACTTCCTGAAGAAATTGCCGCGCAAAATTTAATAGCCTATTATACTAGAAAATTAAATTTAAATTATTTGTTTAGTCAAGGAATGTTGGATGTTCAATGTGCTGGAGAAGAATGTTATTTTGTGGGCATTAAGAACGATAGTCTAGTAGTTGAAAAAACAAACCCATTATACATGACTTATATCATGCACAAAGATGAGATATTTACTCATAAGGCAGATGCAGTAATTAAAGAAGATTTTATTTCTGCTATAGACGTAATAACAAAGTATGAGGAATATTTAAAAGAAGATGAAATTAAAAATATATTGAATAATGCAAGAAATGTTCCATTTCTACCAGCCAGAAATTCAGAACTACTTTCCGAAGGTTATATCAGGATAGATGATATGCCAAATACATCTCAATACAATTTAGAACGTCAAGTCAGAGTTGCTCACGTAGTTTTTAAAACTTTAAAGAAAATTTTATTTATAACTACACTTGATGAATTTGGAGAAATTAAAGAAATAATTGCTGACGAAACTTATAAAATGATTAAAGGAATAGATTTAGCTGTAGAAGAAGCATACATAACAGAGTATTGGGAAGCGACCAAAATTGATTCAGATATTTATATAAAAATGCAACCTTTACCCGGACAATACCGGGATTTAGATAACCCTTATGAAGCATATAATTGTTATTACGGAATTATATACAATAAATTTGATGGTCAAAACATAGCTCCAATAGATAGAGCAGTGCAATGGCAATTCTTATACGATGTAATGATAATGCGTATGGAAGAAGAACTTGGCACAAATATAGGAAATGTAATGGTAGCAGTACAGAAACATATACCAAAAGGATGGAGCCCAGAAAAATGGTTTCACTTTCTTAAAGTAACTAAAGTTGCCATGATTGAACCTGATATAGATGGGCTTGGAACTGACCCACAATATTGGAAAAGCATTTCTTTATCTAATCAACGAGAAGTTTCATTTTATGTTGAATTATTAAGATTTATAGAACAAAATTTAATTCGTTCATTAGGTTCAAATGAAAGTCGTCTTGGGTCTCAGGGCGCAAGTGAAACAGTTGGAAACAACCAACAAAGCTTAATTCAATCTGCGCACATAACTGAACCTGAATATATAATACACAATATTTTAAAACAGGAAGTTTGCACAGCAATAATAGAGTATACAAAATATTTACTGCCAAATAATCCTGAAAAGTTTAGTTATATCATGGATGACTTAACTATAGCTGCTTTTACTTATGATCCAGAAATAATGTCTTTAGCTAAAATTGGTATATTTTTATCTAATTCAAGTATGGATAACGATATTCTCAGATTGTTAAGAACAGAAACAAAAGCTATGATACAAAATTCAGGCGGTGATTTTAGAACTGTATTAGAAATATTAACTACTAATAATGTTCAAGCAATTAAAAATTTGATAGAAAAACATGGTGAAGAAATGCAGCAAAGAAAAGAAGCTGAAATGCAACAACTTAAACAAATGGAAGACAATAAGATTGCAGCAGCAAAAGAATTAGCGGAGACAAAAATGAACTGGGAAAGTGAGCAAAATCAACTAGACAGAGAATTTAGATTAAAAGAAGCGTACATAAAAGCTGCTGGATATGCAAGTGTTGAGGATGTAGATAGCAACCAAGTTCCTGATATTTTTGAAGCTGCTAAATTCAATGCTGAATTAGGTTTTAAAACACATGAAGCAAACATCAAAGAAAGAGAAATGGGGATTCGTGAAAGAGAATTAGTTGAAAACAATATGTCTGAAGAAAAAGATAGACAAATAGAAAGAGAAAAAATGGCTGTAGAAAGAGAAAAAATAAAAGCCATGAAACAAAATAAATCAACAAAAAAATAACTTAACTTAAAATTATGGAACAATTTAACCAGCAACCCTTAATTGACATAGACTCTCCTTTTGATTTAATCAACGAGGAAATAATAGATGATATTGATTACAAAGAAGAAGAAGAGGACTTAGATGAAGGCATAGAAGAAAATCTAGGTGATGACTTAGATGATGGAATTAGCCATCAGGAAGATGATGGTATATTAGATATAGTAGCAGATAATTTTAGAAAAAACGGAATAGCTGCCTTTCCTGAAGGCTGGAAAGGAAATGCTGACGAATTTAAGGAAGTGCTATTAGAAAGCGTAAAAAAAGATTTTGTAAATTCGTATTCATTAAATAATGATGATATTTTAAACTTTATTGAATATATAGGCAATGGAGGAGACCCTTCAACGTATATAAACAGTTCAAATGGAGTTAACGTAGATACTATATCAGACGAAGAAATCTACATACAGTATATGAAAAGCACAACTAATTTTTCTGATGCAAAAATCAAAAAACTTATGGAAAATTCCAAAGAAATTGATGAATTTGAAGATGAAGTAGAGGAATTCAGAGAAGAAATTAGAGCAGCACAAAGAGAAAAAATAACCCAAGAATTAGAAACATCTAGACGAAAAAAAGAAGAAGAACAAGCAATCCTTCTTGAAATACAAAAAAAGAAGAAAGATTTAGTCAGGGGCAAAGAAATTTTTGGTGTAAAAATAAATAAAAATAAAGAATTTGAAGATTGGTATTTTAACCCAAGTGAAACAATAGAATATGAAGGTAATAAATACAAAGTTACCGGGTACCAAAAAAGTATGTTTAACAAAAAAGAAAAACAAACAGAATATGAAATGTTTTTAGCATACCTTGATTTTATAAATTATAAAATGCCAACCAATTACAGAGAAGAGAAAAATGATTTAGTTTCTGCGTTAAAATCAAAACTAATAACAACAAATAAAGAAAAAAGAACAACTCGATTAATTTAAACAAACTATGCAATTTAAACAAACAAAGTTTGAAATTTACAGGCAAGATTCATCCACAACCAACTGGGCTAATTACACAAAGGAAAACCATTTGCAATATAACGCTTATGTAAAGCCCACTGAAATTGGTATGGACGCTGTAAAATTCATGGCAACAGTAAAAAGTTTAAGTCGTGGCATTACGCCATTGCTTGACTTGACAAAAGGAAAAGGAAAAACTGTAAAAATTAAAACTAGCGACTGGCAATGGAAATTATATGGTATACCAGTTAGACCTGCATTTGTATTAGAAGATTATGAACCTACAAACGTTACCAAAGGCATTCATTTAACCAAATTCAAAATAAAATTAGACTGTGGTTTTTATGTAATTGGTGATGTAATCGTTCCAGATGGTCCAAAAATATTCCAATGCCGTGTTCAAGAAGATCCAATTCCAGATGGTAATGGATTTATTTACACTTTACAGTTAGCAACAGACGAAAAAACATTATTTTTACCTCAAAAATTTGTTCAGCCCGGCATTAAATGGAGGAAATTATTCTCTACTTATGGAGAAGGGCGTGTAGGAGCAGGTAGCACAATGTTTAATGAATTGCCCCACTTTATCATGCGCTCTTGGTTAAGCCATGTGGCTAAAAAATATCGTATCACAGGCGATGCTGCAAGAAACAAACTTGTTATTACGCCAATGATTTACGATAAAGGAAACCAATCAATTAAAAAAGGCGGTGATATGTGGACTACTTGGGCGGAAATGATAGCTGACCAAGAATGGAAAATGGAAGAAGAATACTTACTAATGTATTCTCGCTC